ACCTTTGCTCACGAATTAACTCATTCCCGTCAAATTCAAGCTAAACCATATCTTAATAGATTTACTGACGTTATGAAGTCAATGGTTCCCAGATTCATGGGAGGCGGAGACGAAGAGTATTATCAACGTCCAAGAGAAATGGAAGCGTTTCAAGCTGAACGTGATAGAACTAGTCGTATGGGTTTGAGAGGAATGCCAGACCCTACTACTGGAGCTAGAGATATTAATCTATCATCGGAGAATCCAATGATTATATCGAAACGTAAAGCTATGTTTGACCGTCTAAAAGGTATAAGATGAAATATTTAAGAGCGGCTGTTCAACTTGTATTTATCATTAACATACTACTTGTATTTATTTTCTACGGATTTACTTTATGGCTGCTAGGAGCAAAAAGCTAATGGAACCTAAAGTATATATAGGAGTTCCAACGGCTGAATTTGCTCGTCCAGCCGTATTTTATGATTATTTAGAATTCTTACAGGTTCCATCGAACACAATGCGCCGTGCATTCCATACAAATTCTGCTGCTCATAATAGAAATTTAATTATTGACGACGCATTAGCACATGATTGTACTCATATTCTATTTATAGATGATGATATGGCATTTGCACCTAATTCATTAATGAAATTGTTAGCTCATGATAAGCATGTAGTTTCAGGATTATATTTCAATAAAGCATATCCTCATCCACCAGTCATATTCAATTTGGATGACAATTTTAGACTTCAAAGACATCTTCTACAAGATGGAGAAACTGGACTAATAGAAGTCTCAGCTTGTGGTTTTGGGTTTATGTTAGTCAATACAAATATATTTGATTTTATAAAGACTCCATATGTTAGACATGGAGAATTGCAAGAAGATAAACGTAATGAAGATATGAGCTTTTGTTTGCGGCTAGGTGAAGAGGGAATTTCTATATTTTGTGATTTGAGTGTAGTTGTAGGACATATAGGAATGGCTACTTTCTGGCCATCTTATAAAGAAGGTAAATGGTATACTGCAATTGATACTGGTAGAGAAGAAATGATAACTACTAGACAACGTACTAGTGATATACTAACTCCGCTTACTAAGTAATGGCCTTTACCAAGAAAGATTGGAAGCCGACACCTAAACAGGAAATATTCCTGTCCTTACCATTAACTATATTTGAAGCTATGTATGGCGGTGGAGCTGGTTCTGCAAAGACTGATATTTTATTAGTTTATGCTATTGCTCATAGATGGCATGAGCATCCAGGTTTTAAACAAGTATTTATGCGTCGTACATTTCCAGAATTACGCAACGAAGTCATTCCACGTTCACGTCAATTATATACAAAGTTTGGTGCCACATTAAACAAATCTGATATGGCATGGACATTCCCTTCACCAGACCAATTTGGTGGACGTGGAATGTCAAATGCTGGAGCAATGATATTCTTAGGACAATGTGAGGATGAAGATGACGTACATAAATATGATTCTATGGAGATTAACCTTTTCACGCCAGACGAAATTACATCTCTCGTCGAATTCATCTACATCTACATTGGTTTCACTCGTGTACGTACTTCAGACCCCGATTTGCCAGCCATTATCAGAGCTGCTGGTATGCCCGGCAATATTGGACATAGGTTTGTTAAAAAGAGATTTGTTGACCCATCACCTCCACCTAACGATAGAACTATTATCATAGGACGTGCAGGTGTTAAACGTATTTATATACACGCAACATTAGCTGACAATCCACATATCGACCCGGAATATCGTAAATCATTAGAAGCTATTCCATCTGAAGCTGAAAGACGTGCTAAGCTTCATGGAGATTGGGATGCTTACATTGGACAAGTATTCGATGAATTTAGAGATAGACCTTATCCAGATGAACCAGAGAATGCATTACATGTAATAGATGAATTTGAAATTCCATCATGGTGGCCCAAGATAGTTATTGGCGATTGGGGCTATGCTGCAATGACCTGGTTAGGTTTTGCAGCAATAAGTCCTTCTAAACGCCTTTATATTTACAGAGAACTAGCTTGGTTGAAGACTAAGATTGAAGAGTGGGCACCAACGGCTAAGGAATTTATTGAAAAAGAACAACCTAAACTAGTTAAATTCTGCAAATCAGCTGGTCAGGAACGTGGTCAGGAACACACAATTGCAGAACAGATTAGTACAGCACTTGGTAGAAATGTTGAACTAACGGCTAATACTCCTGGTAGCCGCATTGCTGGTAAACAACTGATTCACGAGTATTTGCGGTGGAAGCCCAAGCCAGTTCAGGTTAGCAATGTAGCTCATATATATAGTGATGAAACGGCTATGTGGCTTATTCGCAATAAAGGAATGACTGATTATAAGGCTTACTTAAATTCGTTTAATCCTCCAGAGCCAGAAACAAATCTACCCAAACTTCAGATTTTCAAGAGCTGCACAATCCTAACAGAAGCTATTAAAGCATGTTCTTATGATAAGAAAAAAGTTGAGGACATTGCAGCGTTTGCAGGTGATGACCCTATTGATGGTTTACGATATATTGTCGATGCTGCGGAACAATACTTTGAAACTGCTGCTGAGGAATTTAGCAAAGTCCAAAAGCAAGAAGAATTGATTAGGATGCTAGCCGCTAATAGTGATTGGACAGCATTCTATCGCAACATGCGTACAATTGAATCAGTAGATTCAAATCAGCCAGTTAAAATGCATCATAGGGGAGTTAGATGACATTCGAGAAAATAGACTTAAAAGCAATTATAGATGCTATAACTGCATTAATTGTCTCTCTAGGTGTGCTTTATACAGCATGGCAAGCTCATCATGTAAAACAGACAGTTGCAATTATTGAAAAGAGTGTTAATGGAACTGCAACTAAAGCACAAGATGTTATTAATGAGCTTCGCCGAGAATTAAGTCGGGAAAAAGAAATATCTGCTGAGAAAACTCAGACTGCTGCTGTTTTACAGGCATCATCTGGTCAGAATACCATATTGCAAAAGGAGAAATCTAGTGCCAACTGAGCTTCTTACGATTGGGCCAATAACCTCAATTACTCAGAATGTTATATATGCTTTGCCAGCTAGAAGTGTTATAATGTTTAGTGACGCGACCGGCCCTACCTTTTTTCAATCTAACACTGCTGCATTTACTGCAAGTATAGCAGTTACATTGGTTAATGGCCAGGCTACACTTGCTGGCGGATTTATTCGTTGCACATCAGCAACGCCAGGTAATATTACACTGAAAGCAGCGTAATGATTAACTGGATTCATCATTTACTCGAACCGCATTGTCCTTTCTGCGCTGATGAAAGGGAAATGAGACGTGTCTGCCAATCGTGTGAGACACTTAAACATCAGTTAGAAGTTGCTAATTATGAAAAGAAAATATTACTAAATCAGATTATAGAATTAAATAAACCTCAAATTCCCATACCTCCAACACAAACAATGCTCAATTTAGATGAAATAAGACCTAAGACCGTTCCTTGGAATGTTCGTAGGCAAATGTTAGAAGAGGAAGATAGAAAGAAAGCTCAGGTTTTAAGAGCTGTAGCTGACGAAGCTAAGAAGGCTACTGAAGTTAAACGAGGACCAAGTGGCGGAGTAGAAGTTAATATTGATGATAGTATTACACAATTAGAAAAGGAATTAGGTATAAAAGGAGAAACAGCATGAGAGGTGCTGGACCATCGGGCGGAATGCTCAAGAAGATGTTCGACCCGAAGAATGTAAAGAAGAAAGAAAAGTCAGCTTTAGGAATGGCTCCTGCTGGCGGACATAAAATATCTGATAGAGCTGGAATGTTTGGAAAGAAAGGAAATAGGTAATGGGATTCGGCTCTTTTCTATCAAGACCATTTAAGGATATTCATAAAGCAGTAAAGAAAGTTGGTGGTGGAGTAAATAAGGTTGGTAAGAGTGCTTTTGGTGCTGCAAAGGGCGCTGCAAGAGGTGCTGTTAGTGGCGCTAAGAGTGCTGGGCCAACGGCTAAATTGAAAAAGAAAGTAATGCCAGGCGTAGATTACTAGCTGAAAGAGAGTGATGGCAGATTCTAAACGAGAAATCGAAGAAATTCAGCGACTACTTAAATCAGTCGCTCAACACTTCGACGAAGAGGATAGAGCCGCTCGTGAACGCCAATTAAGAAATTGGAGACGGCTCAAATTACTTTGGGAAGGATTTACTAGAGTTTGGTACAGCGAGGTTGCACATGATTGGCGTATCTGGGACGAACAGATAGGAAATGCAGATAATGACCAAGCTTTTTACGATAAACCTATTAATGTATTCCGTGCTTATCTTGAATCTATCATTGCTGCTCTCTCTATCACTATTCCCAACATCAAGTGTTATCCGGACGACGCTGATAATTCCTTGGATTTATCTACCGCTAAGGCTGGTGACAAAATCTCCCAGTTGGTCTATAGGCATAACGATGTTCCTCTTCTTTGGCTTCATGCTCTTTATGTCTTTTGCACAGAGGGTATGACAGCTTGTTACTCATATCCGAAAGAAGATGCAAAGTATGGAACATATAAGAAAGATGAATATGAAGATGTAACTGAGGAAGCCTACCTTTGTCCAGTTTGTGAAGCTAGAATTCCAGATGAGACACTTGCTAGTCAAG